GTTCTAAGACTTCTGCCGAGCTCCCACATCTCGTCGTGAACCTAGGCGCGACGCGATGTTCTACGCGGCCTCCGGTAGCTCCCCTGCCGGAGGCCGCACTCATATGAACGAAAATGCAGAAAACCCTATAAATACCGGCGCTTTACGGGTTTCGACCCCTGCAAGTTCCTGCACGAAAGGCATGAACGATGCAGGAACATGCGGGCAAAGTGGCACACGGCTGACACAAGGATGTTCCCCGGACGTTCCGGCCATGACCAACCGCAAACCGGCCGACAGGTTGCACGACATCCGCGAGGCAATCCGCGCCCTACGTCAGGAAGAGGCCGAGCTTCGCGCCGGCTTTCTCTCCGGCGATCTCGATCCAATCGGCGACGAATTCTCCGTGACCGTTGAGACCAAGCTCAACGAGCGGATCAACCTCAAGGAGATGCGCAAGGTCGTGCCGGAGGAGATCTGGCGGCCCTACCTTGTGACATCACAGAACGATCGTGTTGTCACGACGCGGAGAGATCGAGAGCGCGAAGATTTGAAATCGAGCGCGCGCGTATCTATTTGAGGCTCTGCGCTGTTGAGTCATCGACATGGTTTTCGCAGGACCAGACTCCCAGCACAGCAAAGGGGCTGACCATCCCCAAAAGTAAAACCCCTCCGATCGGCAAACCGGAGGGGCTTCGTAACTAAGCTGTCGCCGGCACCCACCGCCACAGCGTTCATCGACTGCGAGGTCATAATGAACTGCCCGAGAAGTATGGGCTCCAGCGCCGAGCGTCAAGACGCCGAGCTCGATCTCGACGACAATTCCTCCGACAGCAGCATCGATCTCGTCGAGCTCGCCGAAAGGCTCGATCATATCGCGCCAACGGTCGCTCGATTGCGAGGCGACCGCGTCATCAAGGTCCACTCGGCCGATGACATCGCGGTCTCAAAAACCCGCGCCGCGATCACCGACAGGTATGAGGCGCACGAGGAGCGTCGCGCAGGGCCGCCGCGGATGTCGCGCATTGCGAGACTCCGCATTCCAGAGCTGGAACGATACCTGCGTTATCGGTACGGCCGCGTCGTGCCAGATGATGATGCAGGCCGGGCGGATCTCATGATCCTGGCCAATCACATCGCCCAGAATCCAAACGATCCCTACAACAAGATTCATTGCGCCATTCGGTATTGGGCCGCCCCGTGGATGTCTCCCGACGAGGTGAGGGCGATCGCAGACAAGGTGCTGGCGAAGCCACGCCGTTACCGGGCCTCAACCCTTGGCAAGCTGCTACGCCTTACCGAGGAGGAGCGAACCCTCCTCGGCATCACAACCATCCGTGCTTTCACCACGACCGATGCCGAGGTGAAAGAGAAGGAGCTGAGCAGAAGGCGTGACGCGGCGACCACCAAGCGCCGGAGCGAGGGAGTTGTCGCCCGCGAGGATTGGCTAGCGGCCTCGTTGAGCCGGACCAAGCCATGGGAGGCCGAAGGCATCTCGCGCAGCACATGGGAGCGACGTCGCAAGGCCAGCGCCAAAGCTGACGCAAGTCCGTCACCTCAATTAGAAGGCTCTTCTTATGGAGGTCACACACCTGCGTCACGGCCACCACCGATGATCCCCGCAGACGCCATCGAGCTGCCGGTCATCGATTACGCGGCGTTCGGCATCATCGCCGTCGTGGTGATGCGCGGCCATGACGTGGTCTCGACATGGAGGCGGGGAACATGAAATGGATTCCGACCACCGACGGCGCCGTGAGCGAGCGCTACATCGTCCGACTCCAGCGGGATGCCACCGCGACCGAACGTATTTGGCCTCAAGATAGCGCCATTCTCGCTCAGAGGCTGAGACGCATCATCGCGGGTTTACCTCTGCCGCGTCGATGACCAGTGATGGAGGAGCATCATCGGTCGCTTTTTGCAACCCAATCGAACTCACTACAACAATCCCGCCAGGGGAGATCTCTTCAGGAGTTGGTCCAAAGTTGGCTGCGGCAAAGCCGAAGTTTACGAGCATCATCCATTTTCCCTCGTGAAGATCGGCCTTCTTGACCATCAGTTCGAGAAGCTCCTTATGCTTAAACGCGAACTGGGAGACTTCAGGCATTGGTCTGTTTCCATGGATTGGTTTGGACGTTCGAGGCGCGTAGTGCCGGCGAAACGATTGTCTGAGAAGATGCGATTGTTTGATTCATGGGGACGCGATCTTTGCCCACGAAAACCATATTGTTTTGCTGCGAAAAATAGGTGACTTGGTGGGCTGCAACTTTTCGCGCCCCTAGTTGCTCTGCAACGCAGTTGGTGATGAATGCGTTGAGGCTAATTCCATCGTGGCGCGCAGCAGTCGCGGCGCGTTGATGCATGCTCTTGGCGAGCCTCACCACGAGCTTCCCGCTGTATTCATTTTCTTCAAGCGGTTCGGGCACGATTTGACCTCGAGCCGTTACGGACTCGATCCAACTAAGTGCAACGTCCTCTAGATTTGCGTAGGCCTCCGCGGCCGTATCGCCAGTCGCGATGCAGCCTGGAAACTCCAAAATCTCACTACGAAATGTGCCGTCGCTCTCAGGTACTACCACCCGAGAGTAGGGCCTCTTCAGATACTCATTCGCTTTCATCGTCTTCTCCCGGGTCTGCTTCGCCGACAGAGCCGTCCCCATCTTCCAAGTCTAATTTTTCTTCCCAACGTAGAACGTCTTCTTCGAGCAAGTTCAGAAGCTGCCGCTGCACCCCCGGCGAGATGTCTTTGCCACCATGCTTTGGGATAGCTAGTGGAAAGAGATCAGGAAAAGGGATGCTTTCCCACATCGGCTCCTTACCGCGCTTGGTGTTCTCATCTCTCCCAAGCCTCCGCGCAAGGCTTTGGAATTCCAGCGCTTTATGCCTGCCTTGCCTCATGCCGGCGAGCTCGCGCTTGACCTTATTTAGGCGCTTCCAATTCATAGTACTATATCCGATATCACAGCAAGATCGAAAAATCAGCAGCTAATTGTGACCTGTTCCATTCAGCCACATATAGCAACAATGAGAATGCTTAACCGTTAGTTGCAGTTACGAACAGCTAATCGCGCGGCCCGAAAAAGGAAGGAAACTGAGGGTCGTCCCTCACGCACGTCCATCCCAGAATAATTTCCGACCGTCAGTCGGTTTTATTCCGTCTTTCCCGAAATGGTCCGGAAGTTGCTGCGATGAGGTCGGGATGGCCCGAGGCACGCCACACGCTGACCGGCCGGGGCCTCGCCGCCAGTTGGGGATAGGCAGGGTGACGGCGAGACCACGCGGGCCGCGCGCGACATCTGTTCCAGTGGCCTTGCTGTCGTCCCTCCGCCGAACCCTCGATTTTGCAACATACCAGTCGACATTGACCTGTTACAGGCGTACTGTAACACGTCAACGCTGGTCGACGTGTTTCAAAATTGAGGGTCTGACCGTGACCAAGCCCGCAATCGCCTACATCAGAGTTTCGACGCAAAGGCAGGGTCGCTCAGGTCTCGGCCTGGAGGCGCAACAGAGCGCGCTCGCCCGGTTCGCCGCGGCCGAGGGGTTTGATCTGGCCTGGACCTATCAGGAGGTTGAGACAGCCAAGGGTGATGACGCCATGGAGCGTCGACCCCAGCTCGCCGCCGCGATCAAGGCGGCGCGGAAGCTCAAGGCGCCGATCATTGTTGCGAAGCTCTGTAGGCTAAGCCGCGACGTCCACTTCATCAGCGGTCTTATGGTCCACAAGGTGCCGTTTATCGTCGCAGAGCTGGGCCCTGATGCAGATCCGTTCATGCTGCACGTTTATGCCGCGCTGGCCGAGAAAGAGCGTCGGTTGATCTCTGAGCGCACCCGCGCGGCACTGGCCGAGGCGAAGAAACAAGGCGCCAAGCTAGGCGGCACCACTGCGAAGAGCATCGAGAACCAGAAGGCCGCGGCTCAGCGGGCTGAGGCGCTGCGGCCGGTGCTGGCCGGGCTCGCCGGCATGTCGCACCGGAAGATGGCGGCTGAATTGAACGCGCTTGGAGTGCCGACTCCGGCTGGCGGCCAATGGCACGCTGTCACGGTCAAGCGCGTGTTGAACCGGTTGGCGTCGACCACCTTCCGCTGATCGTCACTGCAGACAGCGAGCGCGCCTCGTCCAGCGCGTGGCCGTGCTCGGCCGCTGTCATCGGCTAGCCGAACGGAAAGCCTCTACAGCGCGTCCGCCGGGCCGCCTATCCGCTCCTCCATTTCTGAACCTATCAGGTACTAAGTAATTGTTCCGTAAGGAGTTTCACCGTTTCGTTATTTGCGAATAGGAAAATGGTCAGCATATAGTTGCGAACTGGTACAAAAATGGATTCGTACCGATGTCCTATAGGGACCAGTTGCGCACCGAGTATCTCGCCCTGCTGCAAGCGCACGATGCGCTCCAGCGCGCACACATCGAGCTGCTCCAGAGGCATGAGCATCTGGAGCGGCGGCATGTAGCTCTGCTCCGGATGATCGCCGAACCGACCGAAACGGCGGTGCTCCATTGACCCGCAATCCCGATGGCACCTTCGCAAAGGGTAGCGTCCCGAACCCCTTCGGTCGCAACTCACCGCGGAAGCGCGCCGAGTTGAAGCGTCAGCAGATTGCCGATGGCCTCATCGCCGGGTTGACGAGGCCAGCGACCGAGGCCGATCGCATCGTCGCCCGGACCATCGCCGCGGCCGAGATCGAGGCCGAACGTCTTGAGGCCGCCGGCAAGGGTGCGGTGAAGCAGCGATCGCTTGTCGCACAGCTGCTCCGTCAGAGCGCGTTCCGGCCGCAGCCCGCGCCGGCCAAGCCAGTGACCACGTCAGACCCGGCCAAGGCCGCCCAGGACTGGATTCGCTCGGTGACGGAGGCCGCGTCGTGATGCAGCCGCCGGACATCATTCAGCTCATGGACACCGTGTTTTCGCGGTGGTTCGACGGTCCGTCGTGGAACGGCTGGCGATCGGTCCTCCGCGCCGCATACGGCCTCCAGATGAGCGATGCCGATCGCGCCTTCCTCCGTGAGGTCGCCGAGCGTGATCCGCCGGCCGGACGGGTGAAGGAACTTTGGCCAATCATCGGGCGCCGCGGCGGAAAAGACTCCATCGCAAGCATGATCGCCACGACCGCGGCGGTGACGTTCGATCCGAGCGGCCTCCGGCCCGGCGAGCGCGCCGTCGTCGCCTGCATCGCTCCAGACAAAGAGATCGCCAAAATCGTCTGGAGATACATTTGGGCCTTTTTCACCGAGATCGAGCCATTCCAGCGCATGGTGACGCGTACCGCCGAAAGCGATGGCGTGATCGAGTTATCCAACTCGGTCGACATCATGATCTTGACTGGGTCTCGGCCGGCACTGCTTCGCGGCCGTCCGATCTTGTGTTGCGTGTTTGATGAGGTCGCGCACATCAAGGCCGGCGAGGATAGCGGCTCCGACGCGGCGGAAGCATATAACGCCCTCCTGCCCGGCATGGCGACGATTCCGCAATCGATGCTGATCGGCATCTCGACTCCGTACAGGAAAGCCGGGCTGCTCTGGGACCGCTATAAGAAGCACTATGCCGGCAGCTCTGATGCCGTGCTCGTCATCAAGGCGGCATCGCACGTTCTAAACCCGACGCTCGACACCGCGTTGCGCGACCGCCAGATGGAGGAAGACCCCTTCAAGGCGCGCGCGGAATGGTACGCCGAATTTCGCGACGACATCAGCTCGTTCGTAAATCCCGAGACGGTCGACGCCGCCGTCGTGCCGGGCCGCACCGAGATTCCGCCGTGCGGATTCTCCTACACGGCCTTCTGCGATCCCTCCGGCGGCAGCTCGGACTCGATGACGCTCTGCATATCGCACCGTGAGGGTGAGCGTGTCGTCGTCGACGCCATCCGCGAGGTCCGACCTCCGTTCCAGCCATCCCGCGTCGTGCTCGATTTTGCGTGGTTGCTGCGCCTCTACGGCATCTCGGAGGTCGTCGGAGATCGGTACGGCGCAGAATGGGTCAGCGAGCGCTTCCGCGAGCACCGCATCGAGTATATCCGGGCCGAGAAATCAAAGTCCGATCTCTACGGCGATCTTTTGCCGCTGCTGAATTCCGGAATGATCGATCTCCTCGATCATCCTCGTGCAGTTGCACAGCTCTGCGCGCTGGAGCGGAGAACATCGCGCTCCGGAAAAGACTCGGTCGATCATGCGGCCGGCGGACATGACGACCTCGCCAACTGCATCGCAGGCGCCGCGGCATGGCGGGCGAAGCCGATCCCGTGGGCCGGCACGTTGGAGTGGATGCGACGCCAAGCCGAGCTGCCGACAGCGCCGCCCGTGGTCCGCGCCCAGACAGGCGTGCAGCGTCCCGATGGTGTCCCCGCCGGTCATGTCCGCATCGAGCTGATCGGCGAGCAGCAACCCAGTCACTACTACGCGGCCAGCGGCATGGTCTCTTTGGTGCTCAGCGATGCCACCGGCCCGCACGTCTGGGTGGAACAGGAGGATGCGCGCGCCATGCTCTTGAGCCGCTACGCCGCCCCGGCTCTGCGCGATGCCAATGCCGCGCTGATGGCGGAGCTGGCGAAATGAGGGGGAATGTCGTCGTGTTGTATGCGTCACCACAAGTCATCTCGGAGCGCAGGCATGCGCTGGTCGACTGGTTCGAGGCCGAGATCGCCAAGCAGCGCGAAGGTTGCGACAGGGCGATGAAGTCGCACGCCGATGCGATGCAAGAGTTCAGAGAGATCCAGCCGATCGAGAGTCCGAAGTATCGCGAGCTTGCCATCGCGATGATCGAGCTCGGCAAGCTGACGAACGAAAATCTCGAGCTGCGTCGCGGATATCTGGAGCAGCTTCTCGCGAACTTCGAACACGAGCGGGACGAGATCGACAGACTCGAGATGCGATCGGCTAGGTTCATTCGATGAGCGAGATCGAGAAAGTCACGATCCAAACCGAGCGCGGCATGGCACGCGATCTATCAACCGTGCCGATCTCGCCGCCGGAGCCGTCCGGACAAGGCCCAGATTGGTTCGGCCCGCGCGTGCCTATGCGGCCAACGGCGCCGCCGGAGGTCGCCGGACGTGTCCGTGACTATCTTGTAGGCGTCAACCTCACAACGCAGGCTCGGCCCGAGGAGATCGTCGGGTTTCAGGAGCTGCGCCTGTTCGCCGATGCCTGCGACATCGTCCGCCTGCTGATCGAACGGCGCAAGGATCAACTCGTCCGCCAGAAATGGACCGTCCGCGCCAAGAAGGGCCGCAACGTCGACACCGACTTGCTCGACTACGTTCTGTCGTTCCTCGAACGCCCGCATTTCGAATTTGACTTCGCAGACTTCGTTCGCATCCTGACCGAGGATCTCTTTGTCCTCGATGCACCGACGATCTTTCTAGATCGTCGCGGCGATGGCCGGCTCCGCGAGCTGCGCCCCGTCGACGGCGCCGTGATCAAGCGCATCATTGATGACTGGGGCCAACTCCCGCGGCCGATGCCGTGGCAGGGCGAGGCCTTCTCGTGGAATGGTGACGCCATCGATCGCACGAATTTCGCAGGAAAGGGCTGGCACTACGATGCCGCATCTGGGCTGCTTTTTCCGCCGGCCTATCAGGCGGTGCTCAAGGGCCTGCCTGCCGTCAGCTACTCCACACGGCAGATCTCACAGAAGCGGTTCAATCCGCGATCCAATTCGAGCTATGGCCGCTCGGTGGTCGAGTCCATCATGCGCACCATCGCGACGGCCGCGCAGCGCGCGGCGAGTCAATTGAGCTACTTCACAGAGGGCAACCAACCCGAAAGCTTGTTCGCTCTGCCGTCGGCATGGACGCCTGATCAGGTGCAGAGGTACCAAGAATATTGGGATAACCAGCTCTCCGGAAATCTCGCCAATCGTCGCAAGCTGAAATTCATAGCCGGTGACGGCCAGCTCATGCCGATCAAGGAGCCTCCGCTCAAATCAGAGATCGACGAATGGCTCGCGCGCATCGCCTGCTTCGCCTTCTCGTACCCGCCGACTCCCTTCATTCGTGAACTCAACAAGAGCACCGCTCAGAGCCATGACAAGACGGCTGAAGAAGAAGGACTCCAGCCGATCAAGCTGTTCTTCGCCTCCTGGTTCAATGAGCTGATCCGCACTGAGTTCGGCACGGATGACCTCGAGTTCGCTTGGATCGAGGAAGAGGAAGTAGATCAGGAAAAGCAATCCGAAATCCTCGATCGTCTTGTCGCCGGCGGCATTATGTCCGTCGCAGAGGCGCGCGAAAAACTCGGCCTCGCACCGGTCTCCGACCCCGCGGCATCGATACCAATGGTCCGCACTGCAACCGGATTTGTGCCGATCTCCGGCGCCGCCAAGCCCGACGAGGTGACAGATGCTAACGCAAGCTGATCGGCAAATCAGTCAACTCCGTAACGACATCGCCCGGCATCGCCGCTGGCTGCACGATGAGGCCGGCGATCGTCGAGCGGTTGCATTCCATCGGTCAAAGATCGCCGAGCTGCAGGCCGAGCTCAACAAGTTGGAGGACTCGCAGTGAGCAACGCCGCAGACCTACGTCGTCAAGGCCTGACGCTAGCCGAAATTGCCGAACGCCTCGGACGGTCGCGCGTCGAGGTCTTGCGCGAGTTGTCGGACCCAGGAAGCCCATGGCGCTGCATTACCGATTGCGCGTCCGGACGCTGCAACATCGCACCATCAAAGGAGTGTAAATAAATGCACGGACCTCAACATCTCGACAAGTTGTATGCTATCCGCGACGGCGACGTCGCCGCGTTGCGCAAGGCGCAGATCGCCAAAAGACGCGAAGCCCCCAAAGAGAACACAAAGGACAATGTTGGCATGCTCGCGCCTAGGTCCGGCATGTTCAAAGCAACTGACGGCACCGAATATCACGCTTCGTATGAAGGCGAAGAGATCCCCGTCTGGCCGATCGATGTTTCAGCTATGCTTGCGCACGGCTTCAGGGTGCTGCCGGACTACAGCAAGAGCGCGCCGAGCGATGCTGATTTGCTCCGCAAGGGCATGGCCGCCCAGATGCGACGCGAGCCGCACAGCATCGGAAACCCTGACCCGCGTTCGCGCACGGAATTTGGCAGCGTCGTTGTCTCTGAGCACGGCGCATTGATGATCTCGATCGATGAGGGCAGCGACGCACTATCGATCCATGGCATCAACACCTTGCTGTCCGATCTGCCGGCCGGGCTCAGGCAGGCGGCGCTTGCAACGTCGGCCTACTTCAACGCCGCGTTCTCAGCCTCGGAGCAGCTCGCACAAAAAGAGATCATATCAGTGATCGTTGGCGAGATTTTGCGCCGGGACCAGAAGCTTGCAGAGCGCGTTAAGGCGCGCGTCGACGAATTGCGCTACACGGCGGTCTAACGGAGGAAGAAATGACAGTCTACGTCACCCGCCTATTTGGCGGCAGGAATATCGGTGTCACATGGGACGGCGCCAACATCACAATTATCGGCCAATCGCTTGCCGTGTCGACCTTATCGCCCGCGCTGCAAGCGCAATGGCAAAATGCTGTCGCGACGGTCGCTCTGCCGGGCGCACCGAACACGAGTAAAGGCGCCTTAGGCGGAGACAACATCTCCGCGGCGGTAGGCAGCATCATGGACAATCAGCCCGCATGGGAGAATGCGATCCGCGCAGCTCTCGCTAACTACGCTTCTGGCATCAGTGGTGTCGGTGGTGTCGGGCAACAGATCGCAGATCCGGAATCATATAATCGATGATCACAACTTGCGCTCCGGCCTATCCACCCGTGCAGCGCAGTGGAAGCCCGCGACGTCGACCTCGGACGAACAGGCGGCATCGTGTGGCGACCTTTTCGACTGGATGCGGCGGGGCGGTTGTTCGCTCGTCGACCGCGAGCGACGGGTTACAGAAAGCATCGCTCCCACGTCTCGCCGTTCGCCATGAGTGGGACAAGCGATGCCAGCTCGCGGACCTTTTAAGGAGATAGAACGATGATCAAGAAACTCGCGCAAGGTCCGCTCACGCCGGACCTGTTGCGCATGCTGACGAACGCCGCAACCTGGATGGCCGGATTGGCGATCTGCAAATCGATTAAACCCGACCTTCGAGTGATCGAAGGCGGCAAAGCGAAGGATGAATAGAATGGCAGCCAAGGCTTCAATCAGGCAGTCCGGCGACACCGCACCGGCAACCACGGCGCCTGCGAGCGCACCGGCCGGCGACATCGTCGTGAAAGATGCCCGCGGCCGGTCTATCGGCCTACGCCGCACGCTCGGCATTCTGCCGCAAATGCGCCTCCTCAAGATGATTGGGCACCATAATTCTGCCTACCGCAGTCTGTGCGGCTTGATCGTCATGGTTGCCAGCATCGATGGCGAGGCGGTTGTTCTGCCGAATAGTGAGCGCGAGATCGAGATGCTTGCCGAGCGTCTTGGCAATGAAGGCGTCGACGCGATCAACGCCGCGTTGAGCGCGCAAGTCGGTGACGATGTCGACGAAGGGGAAGCAGCAAAAAACTAGTGACGGCCGGAATGTTTCGGCAAGCCGTCGCGCTGCTGACGGCGAACGGAAGCTCCGGCCTTCCCTTGGACTTTGTGGAAGCGATGGACCCGATTGAACGCATGGCGGCCGGCATAATCATCGGCGAATTGCAAGGCCATAAGTGGAGCTGGTCCGGCATGTGCTGGGAGACCGATAGGTGATCACATTCAAGCAACTCGCCGAGCATCTGGCCGCCTCCGCAGCGCGCGTGCGTGAGGAGCTGGTTCGCGATCTCGAAACCATCGGCGAGGCGCAGGAGAAGTTGGCCAAGGGCTACATTGGCCACGAACAGGACGCGTGGCCGCCGCTCGCCGAGAGCACGATCGCCGACAAGACGCGAAAGGGCTATCCGGTCCCAGCACCGTTGCTTCGTGAAGGCACCATGCGGGACTCGATCCGCCACGAGGTCGAGCCCACCGCGGTCGGCGCCGATCTGACTGTCGGTAGCGAGGAAGCGATCGCGAAATATCAAGAGATGGGAACGGCGACGATACCGCCGAGACCTTTCCTCGCAAAGTCTGCCGTCGAGGTTCTGCCGGTCGCGGAAGAGAAGCTTGGCAAAACTGCAGTGTCATTGCTGACACCGGGAGCTAGATTAAGATGACAACGACATCATTCGAAGTCGGCGCGGTATTCAAGATCGTCGACCAGGCCACCGGGCCGCTAGAGCGGCTGTCGCGCGAGATGGCCGCGTTCGACAAGCTGATCAACAACGTCAAGAAAAACCTCCTCGAAGTGGGCGCGATCAAGTTTGCCGGGCTCGAAACGAGCCTCAAGGCGTTGGGCGATCAGGCCGCCGCCTTCGGCAAGCGGATGGATACCAGCCTCAACAGCGCGATCGGCAGGACCGATGCTGCGGTTGTCTCCGTCGACCGCTTGGCTGCGGCGTGGGATGCCGTCACCGTGGCGGCGCGAGCCGCATCCCGCGCGGCAGCCGCCTCATCAGGCGTCCCGCTGGTCGCGGCTGGCGGTGTTGCTTCAGGCGGCGCGGCTCGCCGGCATCAGCCGCGCTTCATGTCCTATCACTCCAGCGGCGTTGGCGTCCCCGGCGGCCATGTTCGTTTCGGCGGCGGCAACGCCGCATTGGCCGGTGCGGCATCGATCGCCTACGGCGCCTATGAAGCCGCCGAGATGGAGGACATTGTCGCGCGGTCGATGTTTCATCTCGGCAAAAATGATGACGCCACGCGCAAGGTGCTCCGCGATGACATTCTGCAGGGAGTCGGAATGGGTTTCTCGCTGCATGATGTCGGCGAGGCCGTGCAGGACCAGTTGCGGTTGATGAAGGGCACACCGAGCGGAGGTCTCGCCACACTACCGGAGATGCTGCGCTCGGCCGGTGCCGAAGCGAGACTCAAGAACACCTCGCTGCCGGAGTCCATGAAGTCGCTAACCGGCATGTCTCACATGTTGAAGCAGTACAGCGAGGAGGAGCAGAAGAAGCTCGCGCCGATGTTTTCGTTCCTGTCGACGGCGACGCCATTGTCTCTGCCGCAGATCGAGCGCGCCGCCGGCTATGCCGTGCCGCTACTGCAATCCGGTCTCGAAATCAACCCAGCGGATACGCTTCTTGCCGGCGTGGCGATGCAGAGGGCCGGTATCACCAACACGAAGTCCGGCACCTGGTTGCGTGAGCTTGCGGTCAGGGCGATGCCCGGCGGCAAGCACGATGATGGCCTAAAGCGCCTGGGGCTCATCGATGATAACGATAAGCCTACCTGGTTCACAAATGAGAAACCCGACCTGAACAAGTTGATCGACATCGCCGGCGAACATCTCGAAAAGATTCCACTGACCGAGCGAGCGCGGATAGAGCGTGAGACGTTCGGCGCGCAAGGTTCTGGAGCGCTTTCGGTTTTGGCCGATCCGGCTGTGCGCAAGCAGATGGGCGAGCTCAAGAAGGACTACCCGCACTTCAAGGAACAATATGATCAGTTCTGGGAGACCTACAAAGGCCAGTCCCCGGTTCAACAAGCCCGCGAGACCTGGGGGCAACTGCAAGCAGTGCTGATCTCGATTGGGCAGACCGCTTTGCCGCCGGTTGTCGCCGGACTGCAGCAGCTCGACGCCGCCTTGAAGGGGATCGCCGCCGTGCTGCCGAAGGCGCCGGCCAAGGGAAGCCCGGGCGATAACATGGCCAAGGGCATCGTTCCCGGTGCCGCGGCCGGCGCTGCGATCGGTACCGCTGTCGGATCTCCAGGTATCGGCACCGCGATCGGCACCGCGCTCGGCATGAAGGCGGCGGAGACCTACGGCTTCTGGCAACAGCTGATGCAGGATCTCAGCGGCAAGACGAAGGAAGGATCGAAGGAGGGAACGGCCAAGGGCGCGAAGGAAGGCGCAAGAGACGGCGCGCGCGAAGGCGTCATCCAAGGTTTTGGCGGCCTGCTCAACCGCATGGGCTACAGCGGCGGTGGAGTCGGCGGCGGTGGCGGCGGCTTGATCAATGCGAGCTACACGACACCGGCCGGCGGCGCGTCGCCGTTCTCTGGCGGCTCCAGCGCGAGCGCATCGAGCAGCGGCACGACCGGAAGCTCAGCAGGCGGTGCCGCGGGTCGCCTTCTCGATCACACTCCGGTCCCGGCTGGCACGCTTGCCGGCGCCGCCTCGCTACTTCGGCATGGCGGATCGAGCGCGGATCTCCAACACTTCATGGCCTCCCAGGGCTATCCGAAGTCAGGAAACTGGTGCGGAGAATTCGCGGCCTCTGTCGTTCACAGCATGGGCGGTGCTCCACCGAAGGGCGCCGCCGTCGCAAGCAACTGGTTGACGTGGGGACAGCATGTCGACCCAAAGGACGTGCAGCCCGGCGACATCGCCGTGCGCAAGCGCTCCCGCTTCGGCGGCTGGTCCGTCCCCGGACGCACTGGCAGCCACGTCGGCATCGTCAATGGCGTGCACGGCAACAGCTTCGATCTACTCGGCGGCAACCAGGGCCGAGCGATAGTGCCTCACGGGCTCGATGAGTACGAATTTAGGCGCGGTCGGCATGATCCCAATCATCCCACGATCGCGGCGCCGCCGCCGCGGCAATACGAGCCGACGATCCGGACCGAGCTGCACGTCGACGGCCAGAGGATGGCATCCGTCGTCACCAAGCATCAGGCGCGTGGCTTCAACTCGCCGGCCAAGGGCGGCCGCATGCCTGATTTCAGCAGCGCGAGGCCCGTAGCAGTATGAGCGGCGCGCGCACATGTGGGACGTGCCAGCTCGCCGAGCACATTGCGCGCTTTCGCGAGCGACACCCAGGCACCTCATACGATGAGGCGCGGCGCATCTGCATCGCGATCCACGGCGACGAAAGCGGCGCCGGCAGGAGGCGACAGGCCAAGCTCACGATCTCGATGCCGCCGAACGCGCTTGCCGATCTCCGGCACGAGGCAAGGCGTAGAAACATGGATGCCGGAGAGCTGGCGGCCAGCGTGTTGCGCGCTGTCGTCGCTGATCAGCTTTTCGCCGCGGTGATCGATCGATGAAGAGGAAGGAACGCGAGATGGTCTACATCAGATTGTCGCAGGAATGTCTGGCAGGCCTCCGCCGCGACGCGGAGCAATTGCCGTACCGCGACCCGGCAGTCCACGTGTCGCTGCTAGGGCTGGGTCTCATAATCACCACCGCCCCATCCTGAAAGCTTGATGCTGACCGTTGAGCCGGAGGTGGCAGAGAAGATGCTGCCGAACGGATGGGAGATCGTCGAGATCTCCGCGAACGCGCCGGACGATGATAGCGACGGCCTGACGATGCATTAGCGCTGGCGCCTATGCGCCTTCCGCGCCGAGCACCTAGACAGCCGGTCGCCTCGGTTGACGCACCACGGGCCAACGGCTGCTAAGGCGCGGTGGCCTCTAGCCCGTCCCCATCTTCGCGAGCTGGAAATCAGGCCGGACATCAGCTCCGCGCCGGCCGCAGGCGCCGCAGATGAAGCGGGGCTCGATGTCGGATAGCCGCAGATCGTCGGACCAGCTATCGGCGCTGAGCGTCACGCTGTGGCCGCAGCGGTAGTCGGCGCAGAACACGATCAGGCCGCGCACGCCCATCTCGCGCATTTCGCCAAAGGTGATCTTGACGGGTCTCATGCCCGGCATAATCGCGCAGGTCATGGCAGAGATGAAGCCGCGAACCCTTGTGGTCGGGCTGGCGAGTGGTACCAGCGGGAGGTCAACCGCTTGTGATCAAAGTGTACCCATAAGGCCGATCTGGGTTCAGACACGTGCTCGGCGCTGGAGCAGGATGCGCGACACATCAACCCGGAGCGCACCATGGCCCAGACCCATCATCCCATCTATCACGCCACAAGCGTCGACTCCGCGCCGATCGCAATGACCTACCGCACCGGCAAGGTCACCATCGCGTTCGGCGCCGAGGCGGTGACGCTCAGCTCGGCGGCATTTCTGCTGATGATCCAGCAGTCGACCGCACTACTAAACGAAAACATGTCGGCGATCTTGGCGGACGTCGATGTGCTCTGATCCGAACCCATTGGGTACATGCAAGGCCCGCTTCGGCGGGTCTTTTTGCTGGAGCGAACACGGGAACATCCGGACGGCGCTCGAATCAAATTGCGATACCTTCCGCGAAGCAGGATCATTTCTTCATGTAATCTTTGCTTCGCAGGGTTTTCCAATGCACAAGGCCGACGCCACCAACCTTAACCTGAAAGTCCCGACCGATGTCCGCGCCCATCTCGCGAGGTGGGCCAATGACCACTACACCAGCCTGTCGGCGGAGCTGATCCGCTCGGTGCGGGAGCGCGCTGCGCGCGAGGAGCGCGAGAAGGCGGTGCGCGGATGAGCAAAAGAAAGATTATCCGCGCCAAGAAGAGTCCGGCGAAGAATACGAAGACGGACCCTGGCTACGCCTTCAGTTGCATCAAAGACACCAAGGATCTCGACGCCTTCTACAAGCGCCAGGAGATCATTGACAACCTGCTTGCGGATGCGACCAAGGCGGCCAGCTGATCCATGCCCCTTCCGGACGCCATTACCCCCGCCGAGTTCGCCAGCCGCTACGGATGGTCGGAAAGACGTGTTCGTGACAAGGCAAGGGAACTTGGCGCTTGCCGGATTTTGGGCAATCGTATGATCCTGCTCCCCGAGGACGTGGCAACTATTCTGGAGGCGACGAGATGCCCCTCAAGCTCTACAGGCGCGGTAAGATTTGGCACTACCGTGGGACCGTTGCCGGCCGGCGGCTACGCGGATCTTGTAAAACAGCGGACCAAGACATTGCGGCGCGAACGACCGCCGAAATCGAAACCGGCCGCTGGAAATGTCATTTCGATGGACCGCAGTCGGTCCTGACGTTCTCGCAGGCCGCGCTGCTGTACCGCGGCGCCGGCAAGCCGACCCGGTTTCTGGAGAAGATCGAAGATCATTGGAAGGATACCCTGGTCAAGGACATCAAGCCCGGCAGCATCCGACAGATGGCGATGACGATGTACCCGAATGCCACCAATGCCACCCGCAACCGGCAGGCCATCGTACCCTGCCAAGCGGTCATCAACTTCGCCGCTGAATCCGAGCTGTGCCCCTTCATCAGGGTGAAGCGGTTCAAGGTGGAGAAGAAGATCAAGCCGCCGTTCACGCTGGAGTGGGTGAACGCCTTCTGCAAGCACGCCAACCCCTATCTGGGCGCGCTGGTCCTGTTCATGTTCTCGACCGGCGCAAGGATCAGTGAGGCGCTGGCGGTGCACTGGGAGCACGTCAACTTGCAGGAGCGGACGATCCTGATCCCGAAGTCCAAGATTGCCGAACAGCGGATTGTCAACCTCCCTCCCCGCGTGCTGGCCGCCGTAGCCAACCTGACCAAGGTCCCGAACCGTTCCGTGTTCTGGTATCGCACGCGCGGCTCGATGCGCAACCAGTGGCTCAAGACCGTCAAGCGGGCCGGGATCAAGACCATGATGGCCCATAGCGGCCGGCACGGCTTCGCGACCGCGGCGCTGCGCAACGGGGTCGACCCCAAGACCGCCGCGCAGCTCGGCGGATGGAAGAACATGCGCCTGTTCATGGAAACCTACGCGCACGCGATCGACGACATCACCTTGAACGAGGCCGTGTTTGACACGCCAGTGACACAGACGAAACGCGCACGTTCAAAAAAGCCTATGAAAATAGACAAAAGATGAAATTGGTACGCTCCCTGCCGGAGGCCGCATGAGTTTTGTGCGGTGGCTGTCGTTGTTTCCCGCAGAGCGCGCCGCAATCTCGTCGCTGGCGAGATGACGCACAGCCGCCG